CTTCAAACTGCTGCTACTTGGGCTACATGACACTACGATTAGAGAGCTGGCTAAGAATGACTAATTCCTACCCGACCAACTGGAAAAGCGGAAGAACCGTTTTTACGTATATACATATATATTTTTTTGAACTGGGTAGAAAAAATGCCACTCACATCGTTCAGACGCAAGTGGCATGGCTGTTTTTTACAGAATTTATCAAATCAGACGGTTTCATCAACCTTTTTAAGTCCGTGGACGATCGACTGCATAACGCGACTATCACGTTTGCCTTTTTCTATCAGTGATTGTATAAGACTAACCATTTCACCGGGAACACGCAAAGCCTGGGATGGCATAACTTTGTTGTATTCTGCCTTGGGACGGCCTACATGCCTGGATCTGGATGCCGGTTTGGTGGGTAAGGGCTTATTCGAGCCGCCTCTTTCCATAATCATCTCTGACTTCAGAGCCTTTATAAAAGCCTTGTCCTCCTCTTCAAGCTGCCTGATAGCCTTTGATATGTTTGCAGGCACATCTGGAAATGCCAAATCCTTTGTAGTGTTGGCTGGGAGTTGCGGCTTGAAGTTCTCACCCATCTGCATGAAGTTACAGACTACTTCTGCACACTATCGGAAATAAGGAATTTAAGAGAATTGAAAAGAAACAATCGGAATATAACATATTGATTTTCAGGACTTATTAAAATTCTCTTTAGTTCCTGTGTCTTCGTTAAAAATCCTTTATTAGAGTAATTTTTGTTACTCGAATTGTTACTTTATCACTTTTTCTTGTTACCTTTGCACTCAAATAACAAACATTTGAAGGCATGAGAACTAAAAAGAACACTCAGTTAGATATAGCCCCGATAGCGATGCGTTTTAAGGAGCTGGAGGATGGGCGTAAGTCCATCTATCTTGACACTTATGATAACGGCAAACGCCATTATGAGTTTCTGAAGCTCTACCTGTTGCCTGAAGAAACAAAGAAAGCCAAGTCTGAAAATGCCAAGACTATGCGAGAGGCAAATAGGATTCTAAAGAAGCGTGTCGACGAGTTCTATGATAGCAAGGTGGAAATCCCTATGGAGGATAGTCCGTCACACATTCTCCTGCAAGATTGGTTTGCAAAATGCCGTCAATATCAAATTCAGCGTGGTGTTAGGAAAACAGACAGAGTAGTTGACTTGGCTCATATCATGGCAAAGTTCAATCCTGATGCCAGACTTGACGAGGTGGATAAACAATTTTGTTTAGACTTCATCAATTACCTACGCACCGTACACAAGACTAAGGAAGGAAAGAACCTATCTCCATCCACGGTATACACCCATTCTGGATCTTTTCAGATGGCATTGAATGAAGCTGTTCGCCAAGGTGTGATAGCAGAAAATCCTTGGTCGAAGTTAGACAGGGTAGAAAAGGCAAAGGAGCCGGAAAGTAAACGTGAGTACTTAACTATCGACGAAGTGAAGAAACTGACAGGAACCCCTTTCTATCATGAATATGTAAGACAGGCGTTCTTGTTCTCCTGCTTTTGTGGTATCAGGGCCATTGATCTTGAACAACTACGATGGAAATACATCTTTCAAGACCAAGGCCAGTGGAGGCTCGGCATCGTACAGCAAAAAACAGGAGAAGTGCTGTACTCTCCCCTGTCCCAACAAGCGGTTAAGTGGTTGCCAGAACGAGGCGAAGATGATGCGCTGGTGTTCCCCAAAGTTTCTGACCGTCTAAAACTTGGGGACTACCTGAAGATCTGGATGGCAGCAGCAGGAATAAAGAAGAAAATTACATTCCACTGTGCCAGGCACACCTTTGCCACGATGATGTTGACAATTGGAGCCGACATATATACAACTTCGAAGCTAATGGGACATACAAGCGTCCGTTCCACTCAGATTTATGCTAAAATAGTGGATGAAGCCAAAGACAAGGCGGTAAACCTTGCAGACAGCATTTCATGGACATAACAATCGAATCATTACACCTTATTATATATATGGCAAGAACGATAACGACAAAATTGAAGGAGCCCATCAAAATCCGCTTCAAGAAACTGGCAAATGGATCCCAGTCCATCTACCTTGACATCTACAAGGATGGCAAGCGTGAATATGAGTTTCTGAAACTCTATCTCCTGCCTGAACTTAATCCAAGAATCAAAGCACAGAATGCTACGACGTTGGCCGCTGCTGAGAAGATCAAGTCAGAGCGTATCATTGAGATAACGGAAAACGCAGCAGGGCTAAAGCACACGTCATCACGTTCAAAGATGCTCCTGTCGGACTGGATGCAGGCATTCTATGAAAGCCAGAAACAGAAGGGAGTCCGCACTGCTTCCTATTATCTTAGGATGAAAGATATTCTGGAGCAGTACGACAATAAGGCCAGAATGAGAGACATCAATAAAGATTTCTGTCTCGGTTTCCTCAATTTTCTGCGAAACGACTATATCACCATTCATGGCACGCTCCTTTCCCCTAAGAGCATTCAAGGCTATTTCGGATTCTTCTGTACGGCTCTTAATGGTGCCATCCGTGCAGACATCATCAGTGAGAATCCCATTTCCAAGATACCTTCCGTTGACAGGATTAAGGTGCCTGAGAGCAAACGAGAGTATCTGACTGTTGATGAAATCAAGAGCCTGATAAAGACAGACTTCAGGAAACCCATTATTAAGCAGGCATTCCTATTTGCCTGTTATAGCGGCTTGCGGTTCAGCGACATAAAGCAGATGACATGGGATGACATGACCCTCGACGGCGAACAGTGGCGTGTTGCTGTCACCATGCAGAAGACAACGACACCCATATATTTGCCTTTGTCAAAACAGGCTGTTGCGTGGATGCCTGACCGAAATGAGGCAGCAGGTTCTGAGAATGTGTTTGCCAAGTTGCCAGACAACAAGGATACCAACTACTATCTCAAACAATGGGTGGAAGATGCGGGAATAGCCAAGCCCATCTCGTTCCATTGTAGTCGCCACACCTTCGCCACGCTCATGCTGACACTGGGTGCAGACTTGTATACTACCTCTAAACTTCTTGGTCATAGGAATGTCAGGACAACCCAGATATATGCCAAGATTGTAAATAAGAAAAAGGACGAGGCCGTCAGCCTCATTGACAAAGTTTTCGGTGAATAAAGTGATATTGTATGAAGAAAAAAGATATAAACAGGGCAAAAAGATTCTTCAAGGAATGGCATGATACCCATCCTGATGAATACGCAGAGTTCTTAGTGTTGGTAAATGATGCTATAGAGAAAGGTAATGTCACCCTATTTGAGAAGAACTTCCATATTTTGGATCATGCGCTGCCATCTAAGGTGATTGAGTATTTTGAGAAGAAAGAAAACAACCCCTTCCTCTGGGATTCTCAGGAGTTTCAGATTGACAAAATGATAAATGCCTCCGTGAATATCATGAAGGACATGATGGAATTTGTGCCAGACTTCTTAAGCAATCTGAAGAAGCAAAGTTTTGACACTAAAGACCCTCAGCTGCTTAGTATGTACTATTGGGCATTTTTCGAAGGCGGTTCAATAAAGATCAAGGATATCTATGCCAAATACCTTGCACCAAACGACCCCGACTTTCTCAAAAGCATACAGTTTGATGCACTTATCACCCCGTTAATAGAAAACAGTGTTTCGAACTTTATGGACACCAAGAAAGCCTGGGAGCAGGACAACGAAGAGGATGCTGATGCCATCATGAAAGCAACGGTTGCTTCTATCCTTCCTAACATAAAAGGTGTCAATGCTGGCAGAAACGACAACGACAGGGAATTAAAAGAACTCCTAATCGGTGACAAGGAGAGGTTAATGACAGAGGTAGAGAACTTCATATACAAACGAAAGACTGACTCAGAACTTGCATTCATTCTTTATTTCTTGCGGGAGGCTGAATGTATAGAGGATTGTGAGTATATGACTTTTCACAGGGCAATCATCCGCAAATATCCTGACGCAAACATCGGTGGTCACGACAGGGCACAGTCGCTATTCGGCTTGCTAACAAATAGGAAAGCCAATATCGGCCCACGATACCAGAAAAAAATGGAAGAACTGAAGCAAGAAATGTTTGTGAGGTTTGTTGAAGCGAGGTGAAAGGTTAACCATTTGTTAACAAAACATCCTGAACTGCTGGTTTAATTGTACTGCACAATTAAGCCAGCAGTTCGTTTTTGACGGTATGCTTATATTTTGCGAATTTTGCAAGAAAATAATCAAAGCGAAGGAATCCGCATAATATAAACATAACAACATATGACAAAAAGAAACTTACTAACGACTGCCGAGGCAGCAGAGTACATCGGGGTGAAGAAGTCATACCTGATGAAGTTGATGATGAAGAAGGCCATTCCTTATTACAAGCCGAATGGCAAGTTATGCTATTTTGACGAGGCCGATCTTGACCACTGGCTGCGTCGTGTCCGCATCCCCTCTGAAGAAGAACTCGACCAGCAAGCCCAAAAGTATCTTGTTAATAGAAAGGGGGCGTGACATGAGCATCTTTGAATTGATGAACTATTTCTGGTTCCACAACGAGAATGAGCCGTGCTCACTCAGTGAGATGGCTCTCTACCACTATCTTCTCTACGAGGCTAACCGCCAGCACTGGACTATGCCCTTCAAGGTAAGCACCCAGATGATTCAGGCACGGTTGAACACATCAAAGCAGAACGTCATGAAGGCACGCGAAGCACTCATGAAGCGAAGGCTTATCAGTTATTCCAAGGGAGAGGGCAAAGGCAAGCCTGCCATATATACCCTCCACCTTGGCACGCCTGATGATAGCAAAGACCCCTCACAACAGTTGTCTCAACCGTTGACCCAAAAGTTGTCCCATGAGTTGACTCAGCCGTTGCCCGCTACGTTGACTCCATCGTTGCCCCTTTCCAATATAAAAGACGAAAATAAAGAATACGTTGAGAAGAAGGAGGTTGGTTCTCCATCTCCCCCATCATCAGATAAAGTTGTGTTGACTCTTTCTGAGCTGCGCGAGAAGCTGTTAAGCGACGAGTCTTGGCAGTTCAACCTATCGGAACGGCTTGCAGGGATTGGTATCAACTTTAGCGGTGACTGCCTAAAGGGAAAGATAAAGGAGTTCTTTGACGAACAAAAAGGAAAAGGTGTCACTGAGAAGGAAGAATCCGATTGTCGTGAACATGTTTTCAACTGGATTAGGTATCATGCAAATAAAAAGATAAATTATGGACAAGATTCAAGCAGTCAAAGCAAAGGTGGCCGAGTTGAGATCTCAGCTAATCGGCCAGAGGACTACAAGGGAACCTGTTAGACTTCCCATGTCAACAGAAGAAGCGGCCATCAATATTGAGGCAGCACTTCAGGTCGAGATAGAATTACGCAGAAATACTTACCAAGACCTGCCGGAATTGCAGAAGCATATCTGGGCGATAGCTGAGCTGTTCACCCAGCCAACCAACAAATTCGGCATCATGCTCTGTGGCAGCGTCGGTAATGGTAAGACGACTATGATGAGAGCTCTACAGAATCTACTCATCCATCTTGATATTAGAATCTGGCATAACACGTCATTCGAGACGCTGGGAATGAAGATTATCAGTGCCAAGGAACTTGGCAGTCTGATACGTGTTGACTCTAAGAATTCTTTACATTATCAGGAACTGACCATGCTCGGCATCGATGACCTCGGTGAAGAGGAAGCAACCATGATGGACTACGGCAATCGTGTCACTCCGGTCATTGATCTGCTGTCGTCTCGCTACGACCGCATGATGTTCACGATGGTGACTACCAATCTTACCCCCAAGCAGATTCGCAGTACATACGGTGACAGAATAGCCGACCGCTTCAATGAGATGATGCGCATCATCCCCTACGAGAGTCCGTCATTCCGCACTCCGCAACAGTCAACAGAAGATAGAGAAATACAATAATACTGCAATGATGTATTACAGTAATGCTACATTAAGGTACTGGCCGTTATGGGGGCTATGCTGCCCCCTATACCCCCTTCCGACGCAACAGAGTTGCGATTGCCTATCGCTATGCGAACTCTCTACCTTCATCCCGTCGTTA